GTTACAGATGTTGGTGTAGACATTGCTACTGCATCTGGGTCTGTTGTTTCTGTGAGTGCTGAAGTTGCAGCAGCCAAGTCAACGTAGCGTTGTAGAACAACTGTTGAACCTGGGATTGACTGCTTTGCTGGGCGCTTATCTGCAACAGAACGAATTAGGGGTTCTGCGCGGAGAGCGAATTCTAGAAGACGGTCATACGCCTTCTGGACAACACCAGCACCACCAGCGGTACCGCCTAAAGATGCGGAGTCTGTTGATACATATGCATTTGCCATTTCGTCACCTCCAAGTGACTAGAAACTATGATTATTATGGTTGCGATTGAATTAGTGCAATGATTTCCTCAGCGGATTCCGCATTGGCAATCTTCATATCTAAGTCATTCGCTCGGCTTGGCACTATGCCCTGATGCGTTACTAAGTCTTGCTGTCTCAATTGAGCACGGCTAACTTCCTGTTCAGTCACATCCGCTTGGTCAACCTTAATTCCAAACAAGTCCGCGTTATCGTTCAACCAATTAGAAACTGATTCTTCGCTAACTTCGTCTAGGTCTTTTAGAATTAATCTGGCTGCCTTTGTGTTGACGCCTTTTGATTCTAGGACTTCTTTAACGGTTCGCTCACGCTGCACCTTGGATAAACTCTCAAGTTGCTCAGTGAGTTCCTTAATACGCTTTTCATCTGAACGTTTGGCTTTGCGTAACTTTTTAAGTAAGTCACTGCCATCGTTTGAGTCCTGTGTATCTAGGTCGTCGTCTTCTTCGTCATCCCAGTAGTTGTTGCTCATAGCAACTGTCCACCCTTCTATTCGTTTTAGTCGCAAACCGCAATGTCATTCGGGGAAATGTATTGGCTTTTGCTACCAGTCTTATACGCTGACGGTGCTGGTCTACCCGTTCAGGAATTTAAAATGCGCCTTGCGTTCCGCCAGTTGCTAGCGAGAACTTATTGCTTCCAGATGAACCTTGGAAACGGGCACGTTCTTTCTGTTTCAATTGCTCTTGTTGATTTATAGCAGCAGCAGAGTTCTTAAAGTAGATATCTTCTGCAGTCTGTTGTGTAAATTGTTGTCCAGTCTTATCTAGTTCAGACAGGAATGTTCCGCGAGGAAGAACTTGAGCCACGTTTGAAGCAGCAACGTTAGCCTGCTCTGCGCTTATTCCTAGTGCTACATAGTTCTCAAGGGATGTAGTATCTGTTGATAGACCTTGGCGCAAGAAAGCGCCACCAATCTGTGCAGCCTGAGCCTTAACTTCTAACTTAGGTAGCGTGTCCTTTGGACTTAAGAAGTAAGCCATGATGTCTTTATCTGTGAGCATAGGATACAAAGTCTTAACTGCTTTCTTAGTATCTGTATCGCTCATAGCCAAAGTTTGGGCTATCTGCATTCTGCGCTTTACTTCAGTTGGGGCTACAGTGTTTCCAATAAATTTTGCAAACTGTTCTTGTGCTGTTTCAGCAGTATCGCCTAATAAATCTTTCATGCCATAGGCTGAATAAATCTCAGCATATGCATTCTCTAAATCTGTATAAGTAGCCTCATCATAAACATTAAGCCCAGCCTTTAGGCGGGCTGCATTACCAGCAAAGCGTTTCTTATATTCATTAGTCTGACGTAGTGCAAGCGTAACTTCAGATGACGATGTACCGCCAAGAATAAGTTCTTTAACTTGGTCTGCCAGTGAGCCAAGACCATACTTTTCAAATTGTGTTTTAAGAACAGCAAATGCTGATGTGCGTTCTGCTTGAACTTTATCTGCTGCCTCTTGGTCTGCTAGTTGTTTAGCATATGCTTCAGGAGTTAGGCTAACAGTATCTACTGCTGGGGAACCTCTAAAATTTCCGCCACCACCAGAGTCTCCTCCGCCACCTGTATCCCCACCATCAACGTCACCACTTGGTGGCAAGTCTTCGCCTGGAAGTTTGCCAGTTTTTGGGTCATAACCCAATGCCTTAACAATATCGGCTAATGCAAGATTAGCGTCTTGTGCTTTTGATAATAATGTCTTTGCTAATGCTATCTGTGATTTATTTCCTGATGCTATTGCATCAGCCAAAGCCTGCTTTCCAGCAGCAATGCCAGAGTCTGATTGCTTTATAGCATTCTGAACATATGAACCATTAACAGTAGATGTGTCTCTAGCACCGCCTGCTGCTGCATTGGCTATTGCTTTATCAGTAATCTTTGTGTTCTTAGGAAGAACCTTCTCAACTGCTGCTGCAACTTTTTCTACCTTAGCAGTTGCTGCTTTTGCGGCAGCACTGTTCTTTGCAAGCGCACCAGCGTTGTCTGCTCTGTCATTTGGACCAGCCATTATTACCCCTGATATCCGAAGTCGCGAAGAATTCTTAAAGTTGAATCGCCAATTTTCTGATGGGCTTCATCAGTGAATTGCCAATCTGGATGATTGTTTGCTGCAATGTCCATCTCCCATAGGGTGCGAAGTTCGCCCTTATCGTTAAAGGCGTTCTTCTGTAGCCATGGGTCTTTCATGGTCATGTTTGTCTTCTGAAGTTTTGTATTTAGTTTATTAACATATGGGTCATAAACATTCTTCAGCGTTAAACCTTGGTCTACCAATTTCTTAACTGATTCTGGTTGACCAACCATTGCTGCCAATTTAATTTGATTCTTAACTGCCTGAATGTTTTCGCCTCTATCAAGGCGCTGTAACCAATCGCTAACAGTAGATGTTCCAAAGTCTTTCTGTATATCTACTCCAAAGTCTAAGCCGTACTCCTGAAGTTGTTGTAGATAGTCAGCACCCTTACCTCTTTGCTGGTCTTTGCCAGTAAAGGTAATGGCTTTATTAAAGTATGAATTAATGTATGCAGTATCTTGTTCTCTGCCTACGCTGTAAATTTCTGTTGCATATTTAGTAAGGTCAGCCTCTGAGTAGCCTAATCCCTTGCTTGTTAATGTCTGACGGAGAACATTCTTAAGTTCTTCTACGCCACGACCATAGGTAGTCTTAGATGTATCTTGACCAGCAGCAATGAGTTCATCAAACTGCCGACGCTCGAAATCACGAGCACGAATATCTGTAGCATTTTTCTTAGCCCAGTTAGTTGTCTCTAACTTCTGTTGAAATAGGGATGCTTCCCATCCTTCTTTAACTGCTGTCTCCAATAGGTTACGCAGTTCTGGGTCAGTTTCAAAGATAGTATCTACATGGGCAAGCGTTGCATAATAATCAATTGTCTTGCCAGCATTTGGGTCTGCAACTTCTTTGCCAGTTTTGGAGTCGTATGCTTTTCCGTTAAGGTAATATATTGACATTATCTAACTCCAAACGAATTCTTAAAGACTGAGTAGTAATCAAGTACTTGCTTTTCTTTGGCAGCATCCATTTGAGATACTTGTTGAATCAAGAAACCCTGTGGGTCTACTCCAGTTTTTGTAACCTGGTTAACCGTTCTTCCTTGCTCATCTTGAGTATAGGTAGTTTTCTGTGGCATTTTTTTCTGTATCATTTGAAGGATTTTAATTCCTTCTGAAAGTTTTTCCTTTGGATAATCTTTACCAGTGAGTGCACGTGCAACTTGGTTTAAGTCTTTTGTAGCAGTTGTTTCGTCATAAATTACTGTATCTGTTTTTGTATAAGAGTTTCCGCCAGCCTTACCACGCATACCAGTTAGGTATTCATCCATAGTAGGCAGTTCTTTAATCTCGCCATTCTTAATGGCAATAGTGTTATCTGCTGTGTATGTTGCAACTACACCATTAAGCGCTGAAAGAATCTTGCTACGGTCTGCAGTTTTAGCATTGGATAGTTTGCCAGCCTCTTGCAATTTCTGAGCAAGGGCTGTCTTACTGCCATATTGTTTAACCAATTGGGCGTAGTATTTATTAAGGACTTCATCTGTAGTGCCAAAGGCAAATGATTTATCTTGTTCTGGATTTGAATAAAGACCAGAACCATTATATGCAGTACCGCCCTTTTTGCCAGGCTCTACAAAGATATATGCAGCACCTGCAGTTGTTCCCTCACCTTTAGGGTTTGGGAAACCATACTGAACAGTTCCATCTGCGCTTACGCCAGCCTTGGCAAACTCATTCTGAACCATCTCTTCATCAGTTGGCAAAGGACCAGTGCCTAGACCCATACCAGTAGGTGTTGAGGCAGAAGGATTAGTAATCTTTAAGCGTAGGTTCTTTGCTTCATTTCTTGCTTGCTCAGCCTTGGCTGGTTGATTAATGTCATCATAGTATTGAGCATCTGAATCTTTTTTCTTTGCTTCTATTTCAAGTTTAGCAGCACTTTGTGTTGTCTTGCCAGCACCTTGCGCTGTTCTTAGTTCTGTTTCAGCAGCCTGTAAAAGACTCTTTGTTTTTTCATACTCAGGATTTAATTTATCAAACTGTGCTTTTGCTGTATCGTATGCTGGCAAACCACGGCTAGATTTTTTCATTGCATCTTGATACTGCTGTATATCTCTACCTTGTTGTGCAAGAAGAGCCTGATAGCCAGTGACCTTAGTCTTTATGCTCTTAACATCTTTAGCCATTAGCCAACCGCCTTAAACGAGTCTCTTGAGTAATACTTGAGTATTGAATTGAATACTGCTCTTGATGCTTCTCTAATTGCAGGGTCCCCTGTTGATAACTCACTTAGAATTTGCTCTACCTTCTGGCGATACTTACGCTTAAGGGTAGAACGGTTGGCAAGGTTGCCAACTTCTGGGTCATTAACAAAGCGAAGGAAGTCATCCATTGCAGTAACTGCTGTCTTCATTTTGATTCGTGTTGCTGCGTCAACTGGAGTATCTGGGGTTGAAACAATCTGACGAAGACTTCTAAGCATCTTCTCTTCTGTTGCAATCTCATTACCTCCGCCAGTAATAGCACCTAGTAGAAGTGGATTGTTGTTAAGTAATCCCTGTCGTGCATCTGCTGCCTGTTGAATAATTAACTTGCGATTAGAAATAAGAGTTTCTGTTGACATTGCATCGCTTTCCCATGATGCTACGTCGTAATACTTTTGCTTATCTTCTGCCACGGCAACATCGTCATAGTATGCTTCTAGTGACTTATCCTTAAGCAATCCTGCTGCTTGCATCCAGTTGTATACACCAGCATTAAAGTCGCCAGTATGTGGACCAAAGATATATCCAGCCTCACCGTATGCATCAATGAAACTCTTGTTATTCAAAGACCAGTTACGCATATTGTTAGTCTTTGATAAAAGAACCTTAGTCTGCTTCTCATCACGGGATACTGTGTAAACTAACTTGCCTGGATTCTTGCCAATAAAGATAGACATTGCCATCTCGTATGGGTCCTGAACGTCATCGCCATACTTCTTGTTTACTGCATCAAAGATGTCCCAAAACTCTGCACGTAATCCAGTTACACCATTCTCAAGTAGATAACTTGGAACATCCTTGCTCTCCTGAGCAGTAGGTGTTACTGGTGAAATCAGTCCAAGAACAGAGCGAAGCGCCACAATGTTGTGGGCTGAAATGCGAACGTTCTTAAGATAATCATATCTCTCTTTGTCTGTTGCATCAGGCTTTAGTGATAAGCCATGGGCTGCGTTGTAAGCAACTGCCTGCTGTGCTGCAGTAACTTCTTGACGTGTCTTCTCATTAACTGGAAGAGTTGCCCAAAGTCTTGTAAGAGTTGATGGTACTAAAGCACGGACTACATCCATGTTATCGCCAATATTGCCTAGGGCAATGTTATCAATCTCTTGTGCTGCTACCTTAGCGCCAGGAATTGGAACCTGACCAATAAGGTTCTTAATGTTTATTACACCGAGTGCTGCAATAGGACCAGACAATGTAGGCAAACCTGCATCTGGAGAGAATGATGGGTTAAGCAAGTTTAACTTCATAGTAAAGTCGTTAAACATTGGTTGCTTATAGCCATTATCTGTGCCAGGAGTTAGCACTCTAAAGGTTGTATCAGTAGCCTTGAATAACACATTGTCCATAGGCATCATGATGTATGGATTGCCCTGTGCATCTTCATGCCACATACCACTTGCACTAAGTCCAATGTGGGCTAGTCGCATACGGAATAGAACCTTTGGTGCTACGTCCTTTAGACGGTATACACGGCGCTGGAAGTCTTCAGTTGCGCGATAGAAGCGACCTACTGTGCGTGTAGAGATAGCAAAGTTAGAACGAATTGAAGGGTTATCCACAAACTTCAATACAGTATCTGTTGCTTCATTCATTACTAATTCAGTAAAGTACTTCTCGCTTACATCTTTGGCACGTTCTTGGATTCTAGTTAACTCATGTGGCAAAGGACGCATATTGAATTGCTCGATATGGTCAGCAACCATCTTGTTAATAGTTTGATTAAAGTATGCCTTTTCTGTTCCAGCATACGCCTTACGCAACTTCATGTAAGTAACCATTACAGCCTTTTGGCGGACAAGGGCGTTAACCTGCTTATCCATTGCTTCCATCATGCCATTGCCGTAGCGCTTAAATGCGCTTTCTGTATCAGCAAAGTTAGGGAATTCAATACGTGTATTGATAATACCGCTAGGCTTAAAGCCCTTAGTTGCCTCATCAAACTTACCAAGGTCAATTCCAGCAGCAGCCTTCATCCACTTGTCTGAAATCTTACGACCAGTCTCTTCTTCTTTTACAAGAAGCGTGTGATAGTTATCCTTAATGGCTTCATATAGGTTGTCATTGAAGTTACCTGGTCCACCATGGAAAGTATCGCGCATATCCATAAGCATGCGGTGTACATAAACCTCTGCAATTTCAGCATCTGTCTTACCAGCAGCGCGTTGGAAAACTGTATCTGCATAGTAAGAAAGGAACTTAGATACAGCACGTTGTGCTGGCTCTGTTATTTCCCAAACGCCATCAGTCTGCTTCATACCAAGACGAGTCAATGTGCCGTAAGCAGCACGCTCTAAGTCTTCTGGTGTGCGTAGTGCGTTGTGTTCAAAGAATGCTTTTGCTGGAGAGATGCGATAGCCATCAGCAAGTTTTAACTTGCCGTGTTGGCGTGGTGTAGCAAAACGAATATACCAGTTGTCATAGTGAGCAACTGTCGCATAGATTGGATTGGCTGCATCAAGGTCTCTGATATCAATCTCTTGATATTTGCCAGTCTTAAACCCAGCCTTTTTAATCTTCTTTGCAATTTGTTCTTCTGTGTACTTGCCAGTTTTACGCAAGATTGCTGCTTCTGCATCTTTGCCAGCCTTGTTCAAGGCATTGGTTAGTTCTGAAACGTTAATCTGTTCTTGTAGGATTTCATTGTCAAAACGTCCAGCAAGGCTGGTACGTGCAGACATTGAGTTAGCCATTGAGTAAAGAACATCTGGGTTATGAACCATAGCCTGTGTCCAGAAGTCAACTTCATCTGGCTTAAATCCCTTAAGGGATACAGCAGCAGCATCTGCTAGCGCTCTATTAAAATCAATCTGACGAACTTCTTGAACTGGAACACCACGTCCATTATCTGCCTGTGATGCAATCTTTTCAATAAGGTTATTTCTAAAATCAATACCTAATGCCTCAGAGTCAACCTCTTTGCCAAATAATTTTTTAAGAGCGGAGGTAACTGGGTCTTCTGCAGCACTTGAACCTGTGTATCGCGCTGATGACTTGCCTAGTTTTCTACCTTCGCCACGTGCAAACGCAAGTAAATCTTTTCCAGGTGCAGTGAGGGCATACATAAAGCCTTCATCAATAGCAGAACGAATACCCAAACGTGGGAAAAGCGTAAAGATAGACCAGAAGTCAACAAAGTCTTTAGCAAACTTGCTCTTAGTAGCACCACCTACAGCGTAGATAAGGCTCTTCTTAGACTTAATGTTGTATGCCTGACGGGCAATGTCTTCTAAAGGCAGTGGTCCGATAGCACCAGCCAACTGTGATGGCTGAATTGCGCTAGCACCAGTTGAATATGAGATTCCGTCTTTTGTATATACAGAACCAATTGGCATTTTGCCCACAAATGCTGGGTCAATAATAGTATCTACAGTGTTAGAGAAGCCAGAACGGTTATTGAATGTGTTCTGAAGCATCTTTTCCATAACTTCTTTACCTTCTGCTGTTCCAGACAAGCCAGAACGGTGCATGATTGCACCATAAAGATTACGAACAACAACTATTTGTTCGTCTTCTGTAGACTTTAAGAATCTTTGTGCTACAAAGTCAGCCATATCACGTGGCAATACCAAGCGTGCATAGTTACGGACAGTATCAATAGTCTTGATTGCATCTTCTCCTACAAGAATCTGCTGTCCTGCTGGGTTACGGGCTGCTGCTTTACCAACACGCGCTAACTGCTTCTTAAATCCCTTAACATCAGAATCAATTTCAAGAAGGTCTGAGATATTTGGATTAACAGCCTTGTCTGACTTCTCGCCAGATGTAATTAAAGTGTCCCATGTATTTTCGCCAGTTGCTTTGCGCTCTACTGTGTCAACTTGCTTGCCATTAAACATCTCATCGAGTTTATTACGTAAACCAGTTTCAAGGCGACGCTCACGTCGTGCAGTTACTACGCCATTTCTGCGAAATGTAATTCCATCAAGGCGACCAGATAGCAAATAGTGAACATTCTCAGCACCACTAAATGTCTTCTGTGCGGAATCTGCATCAAATACTCTGTTACGCACTAGGAAGTCAAGTGCTTCGTCGTTATTGTAGCCAGGAAACTCTTGACCAATCTTGCGACGAAGGTTTGCCTTCTCTAAACTTCCTGCTTCTGTTTCAGCAAGTTGCTTAATGCGTGGACCAAGTTGGTCCTGCCACAACTTTTGAACACCTTTATCTTCAAATACCTTAGATACTCCATAGGCTACGTCACCATTAGCAGATGCCTTAAAGTACATGTCAACAAGTTGTGTACCTTTGCTAGCAGCCTTAGATGCGCCACCAGTTACCCATGTAAGTGGGTCAATTGCAATCTGATAAATAAAATCAACAGTGCCAGAGATTCTAGATTGTGCATCATTTACATAATCACCTGCTAGTCCACCATTCTTAGGTGGCTTAGGTGACATAAAGCGAACAACGTCGCGACCAGGAGATACCTGTGCAAACTTAGTTGCTTCAAGAATATTTTTAAATTGGTCTGGATTATTAAAAGCGTTTTCTACCGCTGTTGTAATTTCCTTGTTGAGAGTTCCGTAACTTTCAAGGATTTCTCCAGGCTTCTTCCCTGAGAGTAGTCCCTGAGCCACGTAGACATTTGCTTTACCAAACTTGTCTGTAACATCTTTAAGAGCGCCGTTGTCATATACGTCTTTTCCGTCCCATGCATCTGACCAAACCTTGGCAGAAAAAATATCTTTACCTTGTGCAACCTGACGTCCAACAAGGTATGGCGTATTAATGGCACGGTTGTATGCGCCTGCTACTTTAAAAAGACCAATCAATGGGCTGGCTAAAGTCTTAGCACCAAATTTTAAAACACCTAACGCTCTATCAGAGAAGTCAGGTGGAGCCTGCATATATTCTGCTTTACCAAAAAAAAACTTCAAACCCTCTTGAGCATTGGGGTCAAGTCTGTCGTAGGCAGAACGTGCTTCATCTGTAGTCATGCGGTTGAGTTCTTTATTTTTCTTCAACGCCCATGACATTTGCTCCACATGGTTTTGCTCATCTGGAGTTAAATTTGCTCTCTTCGCTGCTGCATAGATATTCGGAGATATCTCAGCAACGATTGGATTAAGCGCCTTCATTAAAACCCACTAAAATTTTGGGCTATAAACTCTGCTTCTCCGCTGTCATCAAACAAAACAAGTTTGTTAATAGTATCCATAATGCTTGGTGTGGTTGCACGTGGCATGTCCATAAGTAATTCGCTACCACCACCTGCACCGCGATTAATACCAGCAGTACCTGCTTCATCTGGCGCCATGCTTGGCGCATCTAGTGAGACTGGTGTTGGCATGTCTGGGTAAGGATTACCAGCCATAGGTGCTTGAACTTGGCTGTTGTATGTAGCCTGTCCTTGTCCGTATGGAAGTCCAGGCACATATGTTGCAGCCTGCATATCCATCTTTCCGCTTTGTCCGTCGCCACCAGTTGCTGAAATTTTAAATGGGGAGTATTGAGAACCACCGTTGGGACCACCCGCGCCGTTTTGTCCAGTTGGATTATTAATCGCCATCGTTGTTATCCTCCTCATCATCTGCAATTTTTTCTATCTTGCCAATAGAATCTCTGTTGTACTCTTCCGCCATTTTCATCATGCCATAGGCATTCCATGGGGTCATTGAATCACTTACCTCTGTATGTAAGTATCTGTTCCCCTCGTAATCAGCCCACTCAGAAACGAGTAACCAGTTAACGCAGATAAAACTATCGCCATCACCTTCTAACTCAGTTAGAGTGTTGATTGCTTCTTCCATCTTTTGTTTAAATTTATCCATTACGCATAACGCGTTTCAATAATAATTGGAGCAGCGGTATGTATATCCCACTTAGACGCAATTGCTATTGCGTTTCTTACCACTTCTTCAGCACCCTCTGCTTCGAGGTACTGGTACTGAGCCATAAGTGCTTCCATAGCACCAAGAGCAATGTCGCCACCGCTCCCAGAATAGTAGATACCACGAGCATCACGGTCCCAAGAATAATCTTCAAAGATAGGATAGATAGTTCCCCGCACAACAACAAGGAACGATGAATCGTGTTCCGCAGCATCCCCGTCCTCTTTCATATCGTATCCGCCATCAATAAATAACTTACGCATTGATGGTATAAATTTTTGTGTCATGAACTTATCTAAGTTCTCAGACGCAGTTGGCTTAGGTGGTTTCCACCCAAATTGCAAAAGATTTGAACCGCGACTTGCACCTGAACCTGCAATTAAGATTCCGTTATTCTCAATAATCTTATGAGTAGCAAGGTCCATGGGACGACCTGAATCATCAGATGAACGTGAGTCACATCCAATTACAGCCCAACCATCTCCCTGAATAGCAGCAAGTGTTGTCATGGTCCCCTCCTTTTGCTATCTACGCATTGATGTTCGTGCTGAAGCGCTAGCCTTACCTCCAGAAGTTAAACTGGAAAGTAGTGTTTGAATATCTGGTTGTCCTTGTCCTCCACCCATTTGAGGTGGAAGAGCGCCTCCTGCTGGAGCAGCGGGAGCAGGGGACGGTTGCTCAACCGTTGGTGCACCAGCAGGAGGTAGTTCTGGAGTGAAGACTTCGTTAATGGCATCTTCAATCGCTACGCCCTTCTGGCGAGCCTTGATGACATCTGCAATTTTCTTCACGATATCACTTGGGTCCCCACCACTAGCAGCCATTTGTGGAATGGCTTGCGTATAAGCCTGTAGTGAACCTACTAGCGCATTACGCATTTCTTCAATTTCAATCTTCTCTTGTTCCATTGTTACGTTAATTCCAAATGGAAGTTCACGTTGTGCAAGGTCCTTAGAGATTAACTTACCGCCCAATGCCTGAAGCATGAAGATAAGTCCTTGTGCTGGATTAAGACCAGCGAGCATTCCGTAGCGAACATCTGCAGAGTAGTCACCCTTAATGTCTTTGCTTGGTGTGTACTCAAGTGAGTATGGTGAACCAGCATCTACGCCACGAATTGTTTTTTCAAAGTCAAATAGTTTTTGGTCAACACAGAAGCAAAGGGAAATAACATCCTTTAATGCTGATGCAAAGATTGCTTGGGCTGACTTGACCTGTGTGTCAAAGCCACCCATAAGGGCTTGAACGCCTTGTCCCGTAATGATGGATGCGTCAATGTTTCCAGTACGTCCCTCTGGATAACGCGTTCCCATGCGTAGTTCTTGCTGTAGTAATTGTTGTTCAGTAAACGCTCCTGCTGGAATGTTTAAGTCAACGCGTCGCACACTCTGTGGTGAATTGGTACGAATGATTGCATCTGCACCGAGTTGAAGTTCTTGAACATCTGTTGGAACAACGATTGGTGCCTGCACAGACTTCTCTGCTGCTTCCATCGCGAGTAATGCGAATCTATTACGGAGCAACTGAATACCTAGAACATCATCAAACTGTCCACGCATTTCGCCATCAATTGATGGACGTCTTGCTACTACTACCATCATCTTGCCAGTTGGGTTTGGAACCGCTGACAATACGAGGTCCTTCTTAGAAGGAACAAAGATTAGGGATTGCTCTTTATCGTAGTAACGAACAATCTCAATCTGTGAAGAAAGGTTTTGACGGTATCCATCGCGACCTAACAACTCATTAGAAAACTCAGGGAACTCTGCAACAAGTTCTCCAAGTGATAGTGAGTAGCGTTTTGCGAAGGCGGTACAACGTCCATAGCGGTCAAATTCTGGGTAAGCCCCAATTGGACTTTCTATGCGAATACGTGGTAGCCCTGCTTCTTCGTCTAATTCAATTATGAATGGGACGAAACCGAATGTGATGTACCAGTCTGCGCCTGTGTACATGTGTACTTGTAAATCAGAATGAACAAAATAGTTAGAAGCAATCCGAGTTCTCTTATCCGCGAAAGTACGAGCACGGTCACTAACTTGGTTCGCTGCTGAGCAGTTGACGGCTGGTAGTGGTGCCATAACTTCGGATAAGTCGCGGGCAACAATGTCAATAAAATTCGCAACGACATTTGCATCAATCCCATCTGGAAAGAAATCAGGATAGACAGAAGAGATGTTACCTTTACGGACAGCAAGGACGTCTTGTTGACGTGCATCACGGTCTGCAGCACGGGCGCGTAAAGCGTCTACCTTTGCTGTGACTTGTTCAAATGATAACATTACTTTCCTATCCGTAGTTTTCAGCCCATTGCTCTGCAAAGGCTTCGTCTAAGTTAATTGTTGCTCGGTTACTTCGTTGCGCTCTAGTCGTCCAACGATTGTTAGAGAACTTAGTAAGACCGCCTGTTTGTTGCATGAACTCTCTTGCTCTAAGAACAGCAAACCAGAGCGCCATAACACAGTCAGTCTTTCCACGTGTGTTGGCTTTCCAAGTAATCAATTGCTGAACAAGTGCTTTCAATCCCTCTGAGCCATCAGTAGAAGGAAGTTCTACGATGTTGTTACTCTGGAACTTTCCATCGCGGGTAGTTCCAAATAGCGTAGACATAGATGCTACGCCGAAGTTTGTGTCCCACTTATTCTTGCCAGTGAAGTGTGATTCAAGCCGAACCCCATAGGAGCCTAGCCATTGTCTTAACTCTTCATCTAAAGAATATGCTTTCTGGTGAGCGTTAATCTCAACTCTAAACTCTTGTGGTTTATATTTGATTACCCATGCCTCGATGTGCTCACGAATTTTTTGCGGAGACGGAGAGGACATATTGAAGCAGTCCAAAACGTAAATTTTGGAATCGTGTCTATTGTAAGTAACCGCTACGAAAGCAGCGTTACCTGTCATCGCAGGGTCAAAGCCAATAATTGTGTAGCCTTCAACCTGAGTCGGATGTCCCACCGCGCCTGGGCGCAAGGGACCACTATGTCTTGAGCCTTTGATGCTGCCTTGCACCAAGGCGGGAGGGAAGATTGAATCTTCTTCAACATCCTCCTGCTGATAAACTAAAGCCCATGTATTAGGAGTTACTTCTCCACGTCGTTTAAATAACGCTTTGCCGTCCCACTTGGGATAAAGCCCATTCTCATCAGGCGTATCTTCATCGCCATCCCAAGGGACGTCGCTCTTTGCCCAGAGCGTAACCCAGTCTTCTGGTTTGTCGTTATATTCCAATACAGCAGGCATGCCCATATAAGTAAAAGGGCTTTTGCCATTAGACCAATATTTCGGTTCCCGTATTTCTCTGTAGAAGTCTTGCGCTGCAATTCGTGTCCCTACGATAAGTAACTTACCGTTCTTACCCAAACGGGTAATAACTTCTTTCTGAAGCCAATCAATCTGCTTCTCATACTCATGGGCGTTAGCAGTAGTAATACAGTCGTCCAAGATAATCAAGTCGGCGCGGGCGCCGTAAATCTGACCA